CTCTTTTACCAAAGAAGTAATCATATGAGAAGCACGATCCAAATTAACAGTTGGTCCGTCAGGGTGACCTAACTCTCCAAATGCACGTTTTGGTTCAACATATTCTTTCACATAACGTTTTACTTCTTTTTCAAGAACTTCCAAAGGATATATTCTGCCGTTTTTATTCTTCGTTTCCGACTGCATGAAAATACCTTCGATATAGTACTGCTTCGGTTTATCATTAACTGCTTCAACTAGTTCATAATCTACGGCTTCTTGTAATTCGCAAATTAGTTTCATTTTGTCTACCCTTTGTTATTAAATGCAAAATCTAAGACTTTCATGAATGATTTTGTATCTTTGTTCATGCTGTCTTGTGTTTTTTTCTTATTACTACTATTTAGTGAATCAAATGTCTTCAAAAGAGTTTTCGCTGAATCTGCATCAATTGGTACAGATGTTCCAGATTTGAAAGTTATATCCGATTCTTTTTTCTTTTTTACTATACTTCTTAACTGGGCAATAACATCTTCCTTAACGTTGACTGACTCTGTGCTTGGAACTAATAGATAGTCTCTCATTTTATTGAAACTATTTGATGCTATTGCAATCTTATTAGACCACCAAGTAGGCAAAGATTCTTCTGAATCCATACTCTGTAGTTTTCTCAATATTTGAGATGCGTCTTCTATGACAATCTTACACTGTCTGACTGCACTTGCAACATCAGTATGACCATCTTCTTTCAACGATACCAATTCGGTTTGTAACTCTCTAAACGATTTCATTAGGCTGTAAATCCAGAAGTTTTAGAAAATTCAATCATAGCAAATCCAGTTGCATGAACCGCGACTGCATTAACGTCTGCAGATGTAACACCAGTACCAGCGTGACTTCCATTAATTGCTGGCCCGTCATAGTATCCACCACCTGCAAGTCTGATTGCAGATATATCCGTACCACTTGGAACTTCAAACGTAATCAATACAGAACCACTTCCATCTTCACTGATATCTCCACTTGTTAATCCCCATCTTATCCTACGAATACTAACATTAGCATTAGCAGCAAAACCACCAATTCCACTTCCATCTAGTATTAATCCAGTTCCATCGTGATTATTAAAATCACACATAATTACTATTTTCCCACTACCAGTGGCCGTTGATCCTGTATCTATGAGTGTTCTTGTTGCAAATGCCATTATGCCTCCGTGGGTTGTGCTTCTGTTTCAGGTTCAGTTGTTACCTCTACCTCAACAGGAATTTCTTGTTTATCTTTGAACATACTAGCAGAAACTTCTTGCTTTCTCGTCGCCAAAGAACTTATTACTTTGTCCGCTATTATGGAATCGAAAGCATCGTTTACTTTTATTGGTTGTGCACTCATTGCAAAATCCACAATGTCTACAGCTTTAAATTCTCTTTGTACTGGTTGTTCTGCCATTTTTATCTCCAAAAAATTATCTATTAATATTTATAAACATTGTTGACTCACTAAAATTCATCAACGGTCATATCACCATCAAATTCACCTTCTTTTTTCTCTTTTTCTATCTGAGTATCTTGGTCTCTTATTTCTTCTTCTGACTGTCTGAGAATATTTTTCCTAAAAAATTCTCTGGAATAATAATTACCAACATATTCTTCCATGTTTCTGGCAAGATCAACTCTTTGAGTCAGTGTTTCTTGTTGTTTAAATTCTGTATAATAATGATCCTTTTCAAACTTATAATGAACTCTGTCTTTTATTTGAGACCATTCTTCAGAGGTAATTATATTTTTTAGAATCAATTGTTTTTCAAGTATTTCACCAAAAAGCATTGCAAATCTTGTTTGTAATTTACCAATAAACTTACTGAAAAGAAGTTCATCTCTAGTAATCTCACTTTCTCTTCCCAAAGAGAAACCAGAGTCAGCCTCTAGTCGAGATACAGGAACGTGCATTGCTTTATAAAGTTTTTTCTGAAAGTATTCTACGTCATCCAACTGACCTAAGTTCTCTCCGCCTGGAAGTGTAGTGATTTCTGTTCCTCTACCACCTTCTCTACGAGGTAACCAATAATCTTCCAACATTGATTGATGTCGTCTATCGTCTTTGACTTCACCAGTAGTTGAATCATATACCAGTTTATTCTTATATCGTGTCATAATGTCACGAATATATTGTTCTGCTTTTAATTTAGGTAGATTACCAACATCAATATAAAAAATCCTTCGTTCAGGTGCTCTTGAAATACGATAAATGACAATAGCGTCTTCTACCATTCGGAGTTGATTGAGTGGTTTGATTGCTTTGTGGAGATAAGATAATACACCAGTTTTTGTGGGACTAAGTAAACCAGAGGTAGCGTATGCGATACTATCACCTGAAATTAATAAACCATCAGATGTTCTATTTCCCAATCCAGCTTCATTGTAGTTGAACATTGAATTGACACTTACTTCTTTTTTCTTTGGATCAGCAGTATCTTTTTGATTTATCTGTTTTACTTTTTTAATTTTTGTAGCATCTAGACTGCGGAGTTCAACAATTCCAAGATTTGGATTGTTCTCGTCAATCATAATATGGTAATATAACTTACCTTCTACATACCATCTGCGAAAAATATCGTAACCAAAATTATTGAAATTCAATAAATCCAATACTGTATGGAATTCATCGGTTACTTTTTTCTTGATTCCAACGGATAAATTTGTTCTGTCAAGGATAATATCAACAGGATTCCGTGTATCATCTATTACAATTGATTCGTTGATAATATTATCTATTGCTATTTCACAATCAGATGTTTGAGCCATTTCACGATATTTTAGAATCAGTTCAATTTCACTTTTATACTGACCATCTAAATCTAGAGAGGTACCGTAAGCACCAGCTCCAGATACCATCATAGAACCATCGTCATTTTCCGGCATAGTAAATGCTGGAACACTTGCGTTTGATGCTCCTTGATTCTTTCTTTCAATTTTGAAACCAAATATTTCAAAAGCCATAATTTATTCTCCTATTATAATTTATCATCATGTGCCTGGAGGCCCGGTATTAGGGAAACTTCCCACATTTAAGTTTTCCCAGCAATCATATGCCCACTGACAAGTATAAGTTTCAATTGTGTTACTCTCCCAACTAAGAGCAATAGTCGATAATCCAATTGGAAAAGCTCCTATAAACTTATATTTTTGTAAAAGTGTTCCATTCTTAGAATACTGACTGACAGTTATATCTGCCTTATATTCAGCATTTTTTCCTTCTTTATTGCCACTTTGTGTCACACTTCTAGTATTTAGTTCGTGTTTTGCAAGAACACTCAACCACTGTTCCAGTGATTTTCTTACTCCAAAATCTTCATCATTTATAATTGTAGTATCCCAATTTTCATAAGTTCTATCTGCTGCAACTTTTATGGGTTTTCCGTGATAAAATACATCGTATGTTCCAACTGTACTTGCTGGAATAGAGGCTGCTGATATTAAAAATTTAGCATTAACTGCGGGGGAGTCTATAAGAGTGGTGGGATAATTAAGATCGACTTGAAAGAGGGCGGATTTTGCTCCACCGCCTTTTAGATTTGATTTGAATTCTGATATTGCGAAAGCCATTCATTTATCTATTTCTAATATTAGTTTGATTTCCATGTATCAAAACACCATTCTACTGAATATGATTCTATCTCGTCAGTTTCCCATGAAAGAGCAATCTCACCAAGAGATGTTGGCCAAATATTATCAATAGTGTAACTTTGACCATCTTCACCGTCTTTGTTTACCTGAGTAACAGTAGCTGTTCCCTCGAAATATAACCCCTCTGCAGTAGCATAACCACCATGTGTCTCATTTCTTTCGCCGTCTAGTTGACCAGAGATTGTTCTCATCCATTCCATGACTTTATTTCTCATAGAAAAGTCGTCATCATTAATTATAGTAGTTGTCCAGTTTTCAAAAGTTCTAAATCCAGCATATTTAATTGGCCTTCCAACATAGTTTATAGGAAGAGCAGCAATAGTTGAGCCTGGAATCTGTGCAGATTTAACTAGTATAGTTTCGTTGTTTTTGAAAGATAACGAACTATCAACCGAATTGTTAATTTTTACTTTA